GGATTTGATGATATGGTTTCTCATTTAAGATCAGGAGATGTTGTAACGGTGACAACTCTTGATAGGCTTGGTAGATCTAACCGTTTTCTTCTTGAACTTCTTGATGAATGGAATAAAAAAGGGATCCATATTCACATTCTGTCCCATCAAATTGATACTACGACAACTCAAGGAAAATTCTTATTTAGTATTATGGCTGCTCTTGCTGAACAAGAAAAAAATCTTATTAATGAGAGAGTTAGAAAAGGAGTAGCCGAGGCAAAAGCTAGAGGTAGGAGTGGTGGTAGAAAAATATCATTAACTGAAAAAGAAATGAAAAAGATGAAACAACTTTATGAAGAAAAAGTACTTGGTGTAAAAGAAATATGCTTAATGTATAATATATCTAAGCCAACTATTTATAATTATCTAAAGAGGTTGTCCAATGAGCCAAATAATCGATAAAATCTTATCTGATGAAAATATAAAATTTAATGATGCAATCTGTTTGCTAAAAAATGAACTGGAAGAATATAGTTATTATGAACAAGAAGAAATAAAAGAAGATTTACATCATGCTTTTAATTTTAATTATTAGGTGTTTTTTATGAGCACTTACGGAACCATCTCACCAATAAATTATGATAAATCTAGAAATCAATGTAATTTTTCTGGGTTCCCTAGTTGCTGCGAATATCAAAAAAGAGAAGATGATGGTAAATGCACTGCACCACTATCACTTTTACTTTTAATTAATGTATCTTCAATTTTATGGCCATCTCTTAGCTTGCAACATAAATATGGAAAAGATGATGGATATATGATTGGATATCCATTAATGCTCATTGCATTTACAATATGTAATGCTGTTTTTACTTATTTTTCTTTTACAACAAAATGCAACCAATCTTTTTTTAACGGTGGTTTTGAGAAATATAATCCTACAGATTACATGTGTTGTCATATGATATCATTAATATCAATTATTGCATCAATTGCAATAAATATTATTTGGATAGCATCCATTGTTTTACAAACTAGTCATTCCGGCCAAAACAACACAAATATTTAGAGCAAATGGTTTAAGAAAAATGTCAACACAATCATTAAATAGAACTCCCTTAAAAGTACCTAGATTTGAAGAGCAAACTGACAAATACTTTATAAATAAAAATTGGTATATCGTAAGAAATGATAAGAATTGGCGTTTTGAAGGTCCTTGGTGGCAAAAATATTTTTACTCTTTAAATTATGTTCCTGCTAAATGTTTTACTGATCCTGGTTTTCATGAAGAAATGAAAGATGCAGAAGATACAAAAAAAAAGATTGTTGATTATGTATCTATGAGTTTTTTTGCTGTTTGTTTTATTTGTACTCCTGGAATGATACAACATATATATAGCAATCTTACTAAAACGACCATGGAACTTTTTTTTTTGGAATCGTAATTAAAAAAATGGATTGTATTTTGCTAGAAATTAACAAAATAGGAAATTATTTATGGCAACACCTGTAAAATATCTTATATTAGAAGAAAATCCTATACATCGTGAATTGAAAATTAAACAATACTTTCACGACCAAACTACTTATGAATATTTTAAATATAGAACTCTTCCTTTTTATGGTCCGGGCTTGTTGGGATTAATAGCAGGAAATAGTATTGGTGGGCCTCCTACGGCTATTATAGGTGGTGGAATTGGTTTGATCGGTGGTGCTTATATAACAAGACAAATTACTGAATATAATTTTAAAGAATGGAAAAATTTAAATACTGAGTCTAAAGTTTTCCAAGAATTTCACGATTGTCATCCTCAATTTAATGAACTCATTGAATTGAGATGCCCAATAACTAAAGAATTAATATCTGACCCTGTAAAAACTCCTTTTGGAGATTATTACGAAAGAAAAAGTTTAGAAGATCTTGCTGCAATGCATCCAAAAGGGGAGATTAATGATCCTCAAGGAAAAGGAAGATATTCAATAAAAGATTTATTAGATGCTCCTGAATATACAATAAAAATGAAAAATATATTTAAATGTCTTTTGCAAAAAGAAAGAATTTCAACCTCATTGTCACCTTCAGTAGCACAAGCGATGGGATTATTAGTCGCTGATTTAAGCAGACAAGTGACAAACTATGTATATAGACAAACTAATTTATTGTTAGAACAATTGCACACAAATCAAATCACTTTACAACAGTACAATGATAGAGTATCTTATATAACTAAAATAACATCAGATGTTTAAACTTTAACGGTTTTTTTAAACATTCCTTTGCATTTTCTTTTTACACAAGCTCTTATTCCTTCTGGATTAGGAGCATTTCTTGCATATGACAACGCGGCATGACATCTCTTTTTGCTATCTACAGGATAAGAATATTTGCTTGATCCTCCAGAAGCTCCGCAGAATTCTTTTGGTTCAGTTTTTTTGTATTTTCCTACATTTCCTGATCCAGGTTTTTCTCTTATTTTTTCTTCTTTTCCTTTAGGTAATAATACGCCTTTGGCTACCACTGTCTTTTTTATTGCCATATATCTTTCTCTTTATTATTATATATCTGTTGATATCATGTTCAATATTGGGGTTTTATGCCTTGGTTGGAATAAATATTAGGGAAGATCTGCCTTCCCGCCCCTTTAAATTTGTTCTTTTCTGATAAATAACTATTTCTTTTTCCTTTTAGGCATTTTACATTCATAGCCTTTATCTTCCATTTTGGCTTCTGTAGAATGCTTAAGAGATTTGATAAGACTTTTGTCTTCTCTAGTCATTTTTTTGCTTTCAGCTATGTCTCTTTTGAGATGTTTAATTACTTTTTTATGCATGCTATTTCTTTTTCTTCATTTTCTTAGGTTCTTGACATTCACAATGATCTTCCATTTTTTTAGATTTTGCACCCATTGCTTTTGCTACTTTTTTATCTTCTTTAATATCTTCTTTGACTTCATGAAGATTTCTCTTCAAAAGATTTTTCATTTTTTCTTTCATTTTTGTTGTCCAATTAAACATGATTTTATTTCTTTTTTACTGTTTTCTTTTTAGATTTTGGCTTAACATATAAAGGAAGTTTCTTCCCTTTTGGAGTATGTTCTTCAAATTCTTCAGCTAATTCAGGATGCTGAGAATACATAAAAGCACGTTGTTTTTTTGATTTGAAAGGCATAATATATATTCCTTATTTTAAATTAAAAGCTAGGAAGAGGGGTTTTAATTTTCCTCCTAGCCGGCAACCAGGGAGAGATGCCTATCTTTTATTATACTTTTTCTTTCGATGATATTCTGCCATGAATTTATGTTCAGCAGCTTTCATGTGATGATATTTTCTTTTCTCATCTTCTTCATCCATCATACATGGAACTGTTCTTTCACTTTCGTGACGCTCCTGCATAGCCATTTCTGTTGGATAATTATCTAAAGCCATATTAAATCCTTTAACTACGGCTCTTCGATTAAGAAATTCAGTATCTGGTTGTCTATCATTAGAATCTTTGACTCGTTTCACATTGACCTACCCAAATTTTCATTAATTTTGATTATTTTAAGTTCTACCTCATCATTGGGAAAAGTTTTAAATTTCTTTTCAACAGTCAAATGCCGATTTCTATTTAAACCTGGTATTGTCTGTTCTGCAATTTTTTGAGCTTTTCCAGAAGGTCTTGGCATAACCATATTAATACATAGTTTTGGATGGGAATCTTTCGATTCGTTCAACTGAATTCTCAATATCTTCATCAATACCATTATAAGTATCATCAAGATAGTATCTATCAGCAGAGTTTGTACCAGGATAAAACTTGGTAATTACTTCTTGAGGAAGATTTGCTGGAGCATTTTTATCTTCATTTAGCATTCCCATATATCCACCATCAAGTCTTACTCGACCTTTAGCTTCTCCCTCAAGGATGCGTCTATTATCTGGAGCATAATTAGTATGACCATCATTGCTCGCTTTATTCATTTTGTGGGGTCCAATATGTCTTCCACCTTTTACTACTTTAACCATTTTTTTCTCCTTTAGCCATTACAGCTAATTCTTCTACATTTGGGGTTTGAACTTGAGCATCTTCTTTAACTTCATCAGGAGACTCTTGAGATTTAATAGCATTGGCCATAGAAAGTAGTTGTTGAAGATGACTAATGTCCATTCCTTCTAACTCTTTCATGGCTTTAACTAAATTAAGAGTCCCAATGTCCCTATCTTTTTCTGAAGCAGAAAGTCTTTCGACTGCAAGTGCTCTATTTTCTTGTACTCTCGAGGCTCTTTCCAAAGCTAGCCCCGCATTTGCCTCTGCTCTCGATTCGAGGTCTTTGATGATTGCTTTTTGATTTTCAATCGTCATTTCAAGCTGCATCTTTTGTTGATCAGCTTGCTGTTTTTCTTCTTGGCCGATCGCTTCCAAGAGCTCTTTTTTGTTTTGAAGCGTAGATGCCTCAAGAAGAAAATTAGTTGGTATGGGAAATCCTAGTTCTTTCATGCTCATTAATTGCTGAAATTGGAGTTGTCGTTGAGTAGCGTTATACATTCCCTCTTCAATAGAACAATCATATTGGCCAAAAGCTTTTGAATAAAATTGAGCAGATGGTTGATCTTGTATAATATGTTGGATTTTCCCTGGTGAAAAGTTAGTTTGGATTAAATCCATAAAAATTCTGCCAAGAAGTTTTTGCGAATTATCTAACTGATCAAATAAAGTTTGTAGAGTAGTGAGTCCCGCACCTTGTCTGAGCATTGAAAGAACTCCAGCCTTATCATCTGTTGCGCTTCCAAGTAATTCTTCATTTACACCAGATATTTGTTGGATTTCTTCTCCAAGAATCTTTGATAATTCTATCATTGAAGAAGGAACAGCTGGCGCTTGAATTTGTTCCACATCAGACATATTTGCTTCTTGTTTTAAAGCGAGACCTCTTCCTTGACCTTGAAGAAAGATATCTTTTGGATTTACAAGAGCATCGGCTTTGTATTTAAATCCAGAATTTATTTGAGATTCAAGAATATCAAGCTCAATTACTTTTCTACGATTATAAAGGTACTGTGCATCCCTAAGCCCTCTAACAACTCCTTGAATCCTCCAAGGAAAGTAAGGCAACTGAGGTTCGTAATAGCCTAAAACAGGAATAAATGGATATTGATCTATACCCATGGGATTTGGTCCATTGTAAAATACTTTTCCTTGTACGCAGATAGCCACTTTTGTAGTTTGTATTTCATTATCAATCGTCGTAATTTCAGGAAATTTATGTAAAAAAATATCGAGATCATCATCTTTCCCTTTCCATTCCATGGTTTCTCCAGTCTTTATATCGACTAGAAGCTTTTGGGTACGAAAATCTCGATACCAATATTCATCATATGTTAAAAGATTCTTCATTCCGTAATTATAGGACTCAGGCATGAATTGGAATTTTCCATCTCGACTTGAATTTGCCCAAAGAGACTCAATATCTTTCTTTCTATCAGGTAATAAAGATTTTATTTGTTGTTTTGTCATCCATTTCCTAGTCCAAAGGAAATTGCAATCGCTCATGTCATGTTTTTTAAAGAAAGGATCAATAAGATAACCATTATAAGACACGTTATCAACACGTATATCTCCATTTATTGGATCTCCTCTATAATCCATCCAGACAGACAGTAAATTCATTCCAGTAGTAATACATCCATCAAAAGCTTCTGAAAGAGTATTTAAAGTATTATCTTTATTCATTGCCCAGATAAGAATCTTTGAGAATTGGTCTGCTGTTTGCTGATCTGTATCATGAATAGGAATGCAAATTGTTGATTTACGATTACGACGTTGATAGCCTGTAATCATATTGCAAACGCGCCTAATTCTATTGAAATTGAATACTCTACGCCTAAAAGCGGGCAAGTTTCCATATATATCGTTCCAGAGTGTTTGATCCCCTGCTTTAAATCTTGAGTCGATATCAGCTTCGGACCAAAATGATTGATTGATAGTAATAGACTCTGCATATGCTTGCTCCATTCTTGCATGTATGTCTTTATCATCGTCGGTTTGATAAGCATAAAAGTCATTATCGAATTGAGGGAATAGCATTAAAACGCTCCATTATTTTGGTAAGTATCTTGAAAAAAGTTAGGAAGTTTACCATTACTTCCATAGCAAGCTTCTTGGTATTTCATTTCTATGTCTTGGGCTGTTAATTGATCGGCGGTTTTAGGTAAAGAAACAGCAAGATAACGGAAAGCATCAGCATAATGGGAAGAAAAGTCGTGTAAAGGCCTAGGTAAATAAACTTTTTTCTTTGAATCATATTCTTGCCTATAATTTTCTAATGCTTTTATTAATGGTTCACATTTCTTTTGGTCTATCCAGATCTTAGAAAAAAGAGAACGACAAGCTTCAATTCCATCCGTGATATAATAATCTCCAGAAAGAGTGAAATTTATTCCCAATTGTCTCGCTTTTTCAATACGCGTGATCCCAGAACCCCACTCTTTGACCTTAATGTCATGAGGAGCAATATGGGTGCCATAGAGATAAGGTTTATTCGCAAGAACTTCAGCATAATGTTCCAAACCTTGCTTTGAATTTTCATAACAATCAATTATTCGAACCGTCTGACCAATAGTTTGAAAAAATATAATAGAAGTTTGATCCCTAACGCCAATATCCCAAGCTGTATGTACTTTAAATCCTGATTCCCAAGAGACTTCACTAATTTTGCCTTCTCTTTTACATCTATCGATATAACGACTATAATAAGCGCCTTCAACGCCCATTTCAAAAGAAGTATAATACTCTTGCTGTATCATATCTTCGGACATAATTCCATCTTTTCTTTCTTTTTCTATTTCAGAAAGAGCAATGTGATTAGTATCATCAATAGTTAATTTGTAGTTAAACCAATCGGGTGATTCTTTTGCTAACTGATAGAGAGACCAAAGATGATTCTTTCCTCTAGGAGTAGAAATAAAGAGGGCCCAGCCCCCGTTGGCCGTCAGGATCGGACGTATGTACTGATACGCTAAGGGATCTTGTAGTGCATACTCCGAGAATACGCATCCGCGAGGGTTGGTCCCCATAAGGGAATTTCCGCTCCACATTTCAAAACCATTTCTTCTAACTTTTATCACTTGATTTGGAACTGAAACGCAGTAAACTTTTCCTTTATAAGGTATTTTTTTTATATATTTTTTCCCGTTCGCTCCTTTCAACCTTTTGAACTTTGAGAATCGGATTCTAATTTCATAAAGAATTTTTTTAGGAACTACAGTTCTATTTTTTATTATAGATTTTTTTTGTACTTTTTCTCTTATATTTCCGCTAAGGCCAAGTTTAATTATAATTTCTTGCACATCATCAATTAAACGTTTAGATGTCGAATAATATGCAGTATAAGTATCGCATCGATGACCATCTCCCAACATCAAATATTCAAACAATAAATGTAAATGCACTTTTGAAAGATTTAATATCTCCTTTGGAACATATTTTTCATCACATTTTCCAAATTTTGCACAATATTCATATAGTTTTTTATTTTCTATATTAAATCCACCGGAATGCTCACAAAAGTTAAGCCCCATTTCATGTAGAATTTCTTTTATTTCTTCTCTTACACTTTCTTTTGTTTGAGAAATAGTAATTCGATAACATTTATTATTCTTAAAAACACATCCTTCAGAAAGAAATAAACCCAAAAATTTCATAAAGGTATAAGAATCGTAACCTTCAATTTTATCAACTTTGTTTCCTTTATAAAAACAAGTAGATGGGATCATGTCTCCTTTGATAGACTCTTCTGAAATTTCTCTAAATTTATAAATGTTTTTTGTGGATTTAACAAAAAATCTATGATTTGGAGTAACTGCAAAATCCATCGAACTATTTGTTATTGAATACAATTCTCCAGCAAAATCATATTCCAAATATTTAGCAGGAAATTTCCATTCGAAAGTTAATGTTTCAGGATTTAAAGTTGCGACTTCTTCTTTTTGATTTAAATCCTTAAATAATTTCCAACCTTCACTTGTTAAGATTTCAGTTTTATCATCAAAACAATCGTAATTATCTGAGCCGATTAACTGGAAAAGAGAAGTTTTTCCTCCCTTAGCCATCATCCTAATTTTCATTTCTTGTGAATTTAATTGTAATACTAATTCTTTAGGAAAATAGTCAAGAATTCTTTTACCTTCATTAGTAATGGAGTCCCAGATAACTTTCTTAGCTTGTGAGTAAGTAGGAAATATATAATAGTAAACACCAGGATTATCCCACATTTGGCGAATTACATAGTTTAATGCGGTAATATCTTTTCCAGCTCGGCGAGGTAGAATAGCTAGCACTCTCTTATACCCATCTGCTAATGCCTTTAGGATTGGAGCTTGATAAGGACGCGGTCTATATTGATTCAGCCTGTTTTCGACTTCTACGTTTGTTAACGTTGTCATTGTAGAGGCTGCTATAAAGTCCTTCAAGTCGTTCTTTTGAATAATCTTCGACTGCATAGTTTTTCACTGATATATTTGTACTTTCTGCTAATTCTTTTTTAGCTTCTTGGTCTACGGAATAGGCATGGTTATCGTAAACCCGAAGATATTTCATCAAAACTTTTTGCATATGCTGAGGAATTTCTTTACTTCTTAGACCATAAAATAGCCATTTCTCATGAAGCCCAGAGATTGTGATTTCAAATGTATTATGGAGTTGAGGACAGATCTTCATCATAGCTTGGAAATAAGACCATCCAATCCCATATTGTTTTAGGAATTGTGGTATTGTCCAAGATTCTGGATCATTTGACCAGACTTCTAGCCATTCACAGACTGTGTCTATATATTCTTTTGATACTGATATTTGATGATGCATAGCAAACTATTGTTTTTGATTACTATGCTTCTTTTAGGAGAGTGAGATAATTAATTCAAGTTTCTTTAATCATTTTCATCATCTTCTATTTCAATGTATTGCCATTCTCTATAAATAGCGCAAATGGATTCATCGCCATTAATATCATCAACTTTATATATAACAATCACATCATTTTCTTTTCTTTCGTATTGATACTTAACGTATAAATCATCATAAGTGAAAAAACTTCCACCTGTATAAATAGTCAATCTTTTCATGTTCTTGCCATCCACATTACCACTTCTTTATCTCTGCCTTCGATAAATTTTCCATTGGAAAACATACCACATGCAAAAGAGAATTCTAAAGTTTCGTTATCACAAAGCATTACATTATATACTCCATCATCGAAAGGAATAGATTCTTCAATGTCAATCCAGCTCATTGTATTCCGGAAGAGAGGGAATATCTAACCAATGAGAAGCTACAACATTTTCATCAGTAGTTCTATCATAAAAAGAGTGGGTATTTTTTATTTTATAACCATAAGATCCATAGCCTATTTTATTTCCTCTATCGTACATAAAAAGTACTGATTTATTTGGGATTACAGGCAATCCGTCCTCAACTTTTTTCCATTCCATGTTATTTTCCTATGTTTATTAAATTTCTATCTAAAATAATATCTACTATTTCGTTGTGTTCCTGTTTAAGTTCTTTTTTTATTGTATCTAAGACTTCTATTAAAATATTACCACTTTCAATTATATATTTATGTCCATCCCATTTATTTCCTTCGAGTACAGAAAATTCATTTATACAATCAGATAAAAATGTTTTAATATAAAAGTAAAGAAATTGACTTAGTTTTTCTTTATCATCTTCATTCATGATTCATTCTCAAATATTTTATTAATAGATTCAGTACACCATTCTTCAAATTCCAGTATTTCTTTCAAAGAAAGATAGAATTCACCTATCATAAACTCTTTTGATAGCTCTTTATATTCTTTAGATGAAAGGCCTAAAAGAGTATTTATAATTCCATTTACTAAATCATATTTGAATCTGTGTTTCAGTAAATACTGATTCTTATCATCACTCATCTTCTAGAAAATAAATCCTTCTTTCATTTGATTGAAACCAAGCATCATTTTCTTCTAATACTTCTTGCATCATTCCACCTAAAGCAACTCTGATAATTGATTCATTAAATTCCTGAGAGTATTGATCTATATGAAAATCTAAGAAATTTATTAAGTTTATTTTTATTTTCTCTCTCATGAGTTTATACGGATTTTTATCCATCAAGTTCCTCAATCCAGAATCTGGTCATAGGTTTTTCGGAATATATCTTTTTGGCGGAAATTTCTGCAATCAAACAATCATCCTTCCAAAGAATTTCGTTAAAAGCATCTTCTGTGAACTTTATGAGATTAGAAAGATCTGGTTTAAATGCATGAGGCTTAGAAACGCATTTTAAGGCCTTTATTTTCGAGTAACTCTTTGGAATCGATAAATGATACTCAATTGTTAATTTAATCGCTTTTTGGGCCGTTTCTATCGTTTTTTGAAGCAGCCTGAGTTCCCATCTCATGTTCGATTTCTCTTTGAGTTGGGGATCGTAAGTTCTTTTTCCAGAATGACGATGCCTTTGAAGAGGAAGTGGTTCTCCTGGGATTTCATAGATTTTCATCTTCTAATTCCTTCCAAATTTTCGAAAGTTCTTTTTGATCAATATTAAATAATTCAATAAAAAATTTTTCCAAAAGTTTTTGATTCTTTAAAAAATCAAAATCATAAGAAATATATTGAACTAATGCTCCGTACCATTTTTTCCCATTATCCAAAATTACACATTTAGAGCCATTTTCACGAAATTCTTTTCCTTTATAGTTGACATTTTCAAAAGAAGTTCTTCCGAAAAGTTCTTTTATTTCTAATCCAGGTACATTTCTAAAACAAAATTTTATATAATTCACCATTGATGAATTCATTTTCATGTTTTTTGCATATCTTAAAGCGCCCAGTTTTTTATCGTTCACTTCTTCTATGAGGAGATTTTTTTTCTTTTCTTCTTCTTTAAGATGCTCATCCAGTTGTGTTTTAGCAAAACCCTTCTGAACAGCAAATGTGATAAAAGCAGCTCGATTATTAACTTTTTCTTTTTTCTCTATTTTTTGGATTTCATACCAAGCCAAGCCTAACTCAACAAGGTCTTTATTTTTCAAAGAGGTAAACAACTCCTCCTCTAAACTCTTTTTTTGAGAAAGCGGCGGCTCTCTTTTAATTGTATCGTCGCTTTTTATGTAATCTATATTAGAATACGTAGTATCTAATGCACCGGACATTTGTTCCGGGTGGCCACCGGACATTTGTTCCTGGTGGGTTTGTTTTTTAATTTCTTCATCACCTTCTTCACAAGCATCTAAATCTTTAGGGTTTGCAATAAATTCAGTAAGAATTCTTTGAGCTTTGGGATGATAACCCAATCTAATTTGGAGTTTATAATATTTTGTAGCACTTAAGGCTGTTACAATCTCTCTTCTCATCCCTTTTTTTGTTTGATAATAGAAAATCCATAAATGTCCTTGTTCGACTAAAAATTCTAAATCACGGCGTAATGTTCTTTCATCACAACCTAATTCTTCACAAAGATAAAAATTAGGAGGGTAAGCAAAACCTTTTTTACTGCTTAGCGCATCTAATATAGAAAGAAGAAGAGCTCTTCTTACATTGAATCCTGGATAATATTTATATTTTTTTTTATAGATCCAGATGTCATCT